CTAACTTATATCGAGTTGAAATCGTACTTAAAGAACTGGAAAATACAGATATTGATAAAGTGCTTATGTCAACATTTGCATTGTCAATAATATATCTTTGAGGTGGATTAGGTATTAATGAGTTTACAAAAAACTCACTTGTTAATAAAGATCCCTCATAAATTTCAATATTATCGAAGAATGCAATTCCATTTACAACAGGAACTGTAACATCTTCTTTTGTAACAAAGGTATAACTTTCTCCACTAAAATCAGATTCTGTAGTACATACAATTCCCTTTGAAAGAGTTATGATTCTTGGAATAGAAGGGAAATCTGAAACATCAACGAAGAAGGATATATTTGCTCTTGCTGCAGTTCTTGATCTTGGAACGTATCCAATGTTTCTTGCCAGTGAAACTACATTTTCTCTAAGAGTTGCACTATCAATAAAAACTTCACCGCTAACCATGTTAGCATTGTATGAAGAGATGTATGTATTGTAAGCAAGAATATCTATCAAGACCGACAAATTCGATCCTTCAAAATCATAATCCGTAAAATCTGAACTTGATCGAAGGTAATCTTTAATGGATGACCTTATTTGATCAAAGTCTAAGTCTGTAAAATTTATTATTGCCATTTATCGAGTTGGCTGTAATACAAAAACTAACTGTTGCGGTGGAACATCTATACCTATAATATTATATCTAATGGTAACATTAAATTCATTGTTATCAAAATTAGGTTCAACCAAAACTTTCGTTAAAGAAACTCTTGGTTCATAAGATCTAATAGTACTTTCAATTTGAGATTTAATAGTACTTGCAGAAATTGCATCGATATTTTCAAACAGCGACTGACTAATGTCAGATCCAACTTCTGGATTGAAAAATCTTTCACCTGGTAGGGTTAATACCAGATTACGAACTGACCTAGCAATCGCTGTTTCATTCTTAAGAGCCAAAACATCAAAAGTCAATGGGCTGACCTGAAGAGATAAACTAATATCCTTGAATGATTTACTAACTCTCTCTAAAGGCATTTATATAAAGATATAGTCTCAAGTTATTTATTAAGGATTTTGACCGTAAAATGGTTCAGTTCCATAAGACCAATCATCATAATCATTGTCATTGCGAATTTTCTCATGAATTTCATTCTGATGAACAAAATCGTGCTTTTTCGGAGTAAAATCGTCGTTATTAATCTCTCTGAGCATCTGTTTTTTTGAGTCTCCAGGAGTTTTGCTCCAATAATCAGTGATTAGACTCGTTGTTCCCCAAACTTCTTTCATATAACTTACGTCCCTATCTGGATTTGGTTGAATTGCCATCTGTTTGTTCCTTTTTTGAGGGTAAAACAGAACTTTTTAAGGGGTTTCTATCCCTTTTGAGGTATTTTATGGCCCTTACCCAAAATTTCCTCAAGCATTTCTTTGTCCCAATGTTCGTAATATTCAGTTTTTGATAGATTTTCCCTTGATTTTTCTAATTTTTCTCTCGATTGGCATAAAATTAGATTATATTTACCATTATTTGTTTGAATACCTTGTATAAAGGTTTTATAACGACCACAATCCTCTAAGAATATGTAGTCTTTGTAGATGTTATTATAGATTTCACACCACAATTGGATTGCAGAGGCATCTAGATAGTCCTCAACAACAAAAATGACGACATCATACCCCTTTAAAGGCATAATATCGTCAATATCTGACAGTATAATCTTATAAGAAGCAGTTGAAGAGAAGGGGCAAATCGCAAAATTACCCAATTCGGGTCTTAATTTTGATATTTTGAGGATCCAATTCTGGATATGTTCTTCAATTTCCTTCATTTTGGATTTCCCCTTCTATTTTTGCCTCATATGAGAGACTTTGGATGACCGGATATAAGAATCAACCCTGCCCTCTATAACGCTTACGTGCTTTATTACGAGACGTTGCGGCATACTTGGTGTGTTTACCAGCACCCTGCCGAGTTTTCTTGGGTTTCGATTCAATAAGAGTTCCACCACTAAAAGAAGGTCGCTTAGCCATTTACAATTTCCTCTAATTTAAGTTCATTCGGATTAATTTCACTACCCTCATAAAATTCATATGAGAGTTCTGAAAGGACTTCCGCACATTCTTCATACGAAAGCCCTGTATACATTATTTCTCCCTGATAGAGAATATTAAACATTATCAGATAACACGAGTCTTTTCGTGCCCAACGCGAATGCGAGGATCACACCAAATCTCATATCCCTGATCTTTTGCATCGAGACAGAAGGAAACATCCTCTCCACACATATCTTGTACTGCACCAGATTCAAAAACTTGCATCTTCGGAGCAAACCAAGGATATTCAAGATTCTCAAAGACTCCCTTCTGAATCAATACCCAACCAAATCCTGTGTAATCAACAGTAAATGGTTTCTTACGCTTACTGATACTCTCAACGGTTTCATGATTCATCACACCACCATTGTTACGGAAATCATCTTCCTCCAACCAATGAGCAACAGAAGTTGTGCGCCCATCCTCTGTAGCATACCATCCAGCAACAATACCACGTTGCTTCGATTCATCAACAACTCCCTCTTCATCAATTGCTTCAGCAGGGAATGCCAAATCACAAAGTTGCCAAAACTTCTCAGTGTTGAAAACAATATCACTATCAATCCATAGTTGATAATCATATTGCAACTTACCATCCCAGGGAATCTGTTTCGGACCCCTCAGAACGTTCGCACCAAGACACTTACAACGTGCGAAGTTTACCATTGATGAATAATCTTGAGAAATTTGAATTCCACATCCATTTTGTACAAGATCAAAACAGAGTTGAACAAATGCCTTCAAGAATGTATATGAACATCCACGTCCTGGTAGACAGAATACAATGCTCTTACCTCGCATTCTTGCCTTGATTGCATCAATATCCCAATCCCCAGATGCCTGAACACTGGGAGGTTTTGCTTTAACTGTAAATCCTTTTGCCATGAGTAATAAAATCCTTCAGATCAATTTTATCGTGTTATTTATCTTTTGTAAACCCCTTCAAAATGAAGACTCAGATACTGATTTTTTATTTACGATTAATTCTTCGTAATTTAAATCCTCTCTCTGATACTCGCTTGAAGTCAAATCTACAAGAGTGAGTAGAGTGTTCCAAGTCTTATAAAACTCCTCTTCCTTGAGTGAGTGATACAAACACTTCTCCTTTGCGTATATGTGATATACCTTTTCTAACATATTGAATTCTTATTGTTTCAATGCATTATATATCATCACCACAACTGCCCCAAATAAGACCATCAGCGGAAATCGAAATACATTGAATATTTTCTCAGGGTATCTTATGATCCACCCCGCAAAAATAACTTTCCAAAAACTCCAATACGGTTTACGTTTACTCATCTCTACATACCAAAAAATTTTTCCGGGATTTTTTTTATTTTATTTGATACCCTTCGAGGTCTTTTGAAAAAAGTCTTAGAGTGATATAGATCTCTTAGGGGCATACTTTTATAGCTTAGGGGTACCTTAAGAAAATAATATACGAGGGCCGCCTTATACTTAAGGGGCAAACTTTTTTCTAACTGCCTATCACGAATGCTCCGAACGAATAAGGTATATCCCCATTCGTTCGTGCATCGCTAAGTGTCAACGAAGGGCAGACTTGAGTGCAATCTCTTCAGGGCGGAGTTGCCCTGCTTTGAGTCTACCATTGCCGCCCGTAGAGTTACTCCAACGGGTGCCAGCACCGCCTACACGACTCATCACCAATTCACTGCTGCGGGGTTTACGTTGCGGCAAACGAGTAACCTTCACTTTCCCTTGAATCTCAGCGATGAGAAGGTCAGTGGAGGATGCAGCAGCAAGTGTCGAAATGTTGGTCATCAGTGAGTGTCGATTAGGAATGAATGAGAGTGTACAGAAACCCGATCAATCTAGGCATCCATTATCGTCTAGAATGCCCCAACAAATGTCCACTCCGTTGACAGCAGGATAGATTCCAAAGTAACAACGCCCAACAGAAATGCCGAAGAATTCGTCACCTTTGCGTGCGGTGCGATCTAACGCAACGTAGAAAATGTTGCTGAAAGAGATAGGAGTTGAAATCATCTTAAGTGTCAACGAATTGGAAATGTGTGGGAAAGAGTTAACCTTGCTTCCCAACGTAGTCTGTATGCAACCCCGCAAGTTCAGCAGTAGGGTAACCGTCGATTTCCCAACCACGGGTATGAGAATTCGCTTGAGATTTGCCCTTTGAAACATTAGTCCCCACCCAGATAGTTTGGCGGGTTTTGATGTCAGTTGCTTGCGACCAGAGTGCCATAAGAATTCAGGTAAAAGTTACGGAGAAATCAGAATGCAATCTGCTCAAGAGTAGGAGTCGAAATTGCCGCATAATGTGCAGCACAATCGTTAATGTTCTCTTCTACGATTGCGTCAACCAAAGTGTCAAGGATTTCAAGGATTTGAGTTCCGTTAGCACCTTGGCGAAGCATACCGATAGAGGTCGAACGATCGAACATTTAAGAAGGAAAGAAACAACGTTTTGGGGATTTGCCCTGCTGAGAGAATCGAACTCTCACACCGTTAAGTGTCACCAGAGCAGAGAAGAAAGGCAGAGTTGATGTAGGGAACTCTGCAACCCTTAGTGATCAGTGATCACGAAAGATGTGGCAAGGTTTGTAAGAAGAACCATCACGACAAGCGGTGAAGTCATAACGCAGCGAGGTGTCCCAAGTTGCTTCCCAATCAACCACAATACCATCGGGCACATAGTTACCCATCTCATTGTGGAAGTATTCGGCAAACTCTGCCTCATCATCATAGAACCCTCGGTAACGCTCATCGCAATCTTCGATGTCAGAAACGGAACCCATTTCACCGATGAGAGCATCTACTGCTTCATAACCGATTGCTTCACCACAGCGCACATATTCCTCATAATAAGTCACGAAATCGGACTCATTTTGCTCATCAATGAACTCTAGCATTGCTGCCAGTTCATAGTTCTCATCCACCAACTCATCAATCTTCTCAACAG